AACACTTCCTCATTTACCCAATTTGACTGGCTTTGTGGCGGATTGTAGGAATAGAACACCACAAAATCGCTACCACCTCTTAACAACGACTGATTGATAGTACGAATTTCTTCCATACCAGCAAATTCGTCAACTTCTTCATACCAAATGTACTTACAATAGCCTTTACTAAATTTGATAGATTTGATTTTTTTAGGATTGTCAGCCCCTCGAAATACAATTTTATTTTCGTGTCCGTCAGCAACGTACTTCATTTCAATAGGGCTAATTTTGCTTTGCCAATACGCTTCAACGCCTAGTGCCGACACCGCCCATTGCAGCTGCTCAAAAACACTGCTTTGAAGCGTTTGACCGACTTTTCTTAGTACAACGGCGTTCGCTTGAGGGTCTTTCATCATACCAAGTATCACCTCTAGTGATATAAATGACGATTTTGTGCTACCTCTGCCACCTTTCAGCCAATAATGGGTATGTCGAAATTGTTTCAAATCGTTATGAATTTCATAAAAAGATGGTGCTATAAGCTGTTTTAAACTAGTCAAGTATATCGCCTTCTTGCATTGGTATGTCGTCCACAATCTGTACCATTGTTTCGCCCTGCAATTCTACTTTTTCCGTGAATAAAGCATATCTTTTCCCTATGAGTTCAGCAGCTTTGAGCCTGTCTTTCGCTGAAACATCTTTTTGCACCAAATCCTGTACGCCTTCCCCCGTCAACAAAGCGACTTGCTCTTTCTGCTCGCCCCTCATTACAGAAGTCAAATACTCCAAAACCTCTTGTGCATCAGCAATTTTCTCGGTTTTCAGCTTTTGAAGCTGCTGCTCTATATACTTTTTAATGTCAACATTTGTCAACAATCTTTGTCCTACTGCTCTCGCTGTCTTTTTAGAATACCCCGTTCGAATAGCCGCTTGTGTGGCATTGCAATCAACAAGGTATTCTTCACAAAAACGCTTTTGTTTTGCTGTCATGTGCCACACCTCCTAACAAAATAAATAATAAAAGGGAATAGCCCTTTGACCATTCCCAATATTTCATACTACCATTTTAACATACATCAATGTGCTATTGTGTGCCTTTTTTCAAAATTTTGTAATGCCTTCACGTGAATTTTTCTAATATAGTCATATGTATATTCCATTTCCTTTGCAATTTTCTTCAAATCTTTGTACTCCACATACCTTTTATATAATATTTCAATATACTGTACATTTTGCAATTCATTTATTTGATTGATAATACAATGCCTTTTGTTTACCAATTTGTCAATATCTGTATTGATTTCATTTTCTAAACACTCTATATTGTGTAGTATTTCTGTAAAATTTGCTGCATTTTGGGGACTTGTCTGTACTCTATCATTGGAATAGTCAACACCGCCTACCCCTATCAACTTCACCTTCAATGCTTCTAATTCCTTCAATTTTAAATTGATTTTCATATCTAATACTGGTAATTGCTGTAAATATTCTTTTGCTTTCACAATCGCTCACTCCCTTGTTTGTACTCGTACAATATGGTATACTTTTATCAAAGGAGTTCAGCAAAACGCTAGTTTTGCTTTTAAAGTTCTTTGCTTCTTTCTTTCAAGAAAAAAGTAGGTTGTTAAGGGCAACGCCCTTAATGCCTTTTATACTTCACCTTCAAAGCCTGCAAAAGCCCTTCCTGTACGTTTTCCTTTTTCTGTAGGCTTTGAAAAACTCTTTCCTCAATAGTACCTTCTACTATCAAATGATGTATAATTACCGCTTTTTGCTGTCCCTGTCTGTGAAGTCGGGCGTTTGCCTGCTGATACAATTCTAAACTCCAATTCAGCCCAAACCATACTATAATGTTACCGCCTTGTTGTAAATTTAGTCCGTGTCCCGCACTTTTTGGATGCACCAGAAGCAAAGGAATATTGCCATCATTCCAATTTTTTATGTCATTTTCTCCCTCTAATTTCACAGCAAAAGGAAATTTTTTTATTATACTGTCACAATCAAACCTAAAATTATAAAAGCACAATATAGGTTGTCCGTTAGCGGTGTCAACGATTTCTTCCAATCTTTCCAATTTTTTACTATTTGTTTTTACGGAACTGCCATCTTGTGTATACACCGCACCATTACAATACTGTAGTAGTTTATTTGTCAATGCTGTAGAAGTATTTGCGGTGATTTCCTGTTCCAAAAACTGCAAATAGCTTTCTTTTTCGAACAATTCATACTGTTTTCTTTCACATTCCGAAAATGTCACCGCCTCTATCAAATCTATTCTAGCGGGCAATTTAAGCCAATCTTTGGCTTGCATACTCACGCAAATATCGGAAATCTGTTGTTTTATAGCGTTTTCCGCTCCTTTTTTGATAGTGTAATTAAATATTGTAGTAGCATTTCTTTGATTTGGCATAAAATATTTTTCACGATACGATGTGATAGTTCTGCCGAGCCTTTCGCCCCCATCAATCAAATAGAGTTGGCTCCACAAGTCCATAAAGCCGTTAGGGGCAGGGGTTCCCGTCAATCCAACAACTCTTTTAGACAGCGGCATGTATTTTTTCAATGCCTTAAAACGTTGAGATTTAGGGGATTTAAAGCTACTTAATTCATCAATGACTACCATATCAAAATACCAATTATTCCCTTTTTTGCTCATTTCTTTTACCAGCCACACAATATTTTCTCTATTGATAATGTAAACATCGCCATTGTCACAAAGTGCCTCTTCTCTTTGTGTCACTTTTCCCAAAACTTTCACGATTTTAATATGTTTGAGATGTTCCCATTTTTGGCACTCTCTGCTCCAAGTATCTTCTGCCACTCTCAGCGGAGCAATGACTAACACCTTTGTTATTTCAAAATTCCAATACATCAACTCATTTATAGCAGTCAATGTGATAACGGTTTTGCCTAGTCCCATGTCCAAAAACAGTCCAACTCTAGGAGTATCAAGCACTTTCTGTATTGCCATTTTCTGGTAGTCGTGCGGTATAAATTTCATATTTCGTCAAAACCTCCTTTACTTGTTCATAACTATCTATGACGTAAACAGCAAATCCCAGCCCCCTCAATTTTTTATGTACGAAATTCTGCAACGTCCTAGCCCGTTTTCCCGTCGCTTTGATTTCTGCAAAAAACAACACTCCATCCGGCAGTAGCACCATTCTGTCGGGCAATCCTTTCATACTGGTAGAGTTTACCTTCAACGCCAATCCTCCTGCCTTTTTCACTTCCTTTACAAAATATTGCTCAATCAACTTTTCTCTCATTGCTCCACACTCCTTAAAGCCCACAATCCATATCTCAATATTCTTATAAAATAATAAATCTGTAAAAACTGTAAAAACTGCATTTTTTTTCGCTATTACTTATATTATATATTTTTTATTTTTTTATTTACTTTTATTTCCATATATACCTTTTATATCTATTTATTTTTTCAATATTTTTTACCTAATAAAATATTACAGTTTTTGCAGTTTTTACAGTAAATACTTTAAAAATGTTAGTAATATCAATACTTTCAAGGCTTTAAATTTTACTGTATTTTTTACAGTTTTCTTTTAATTTTTACAGTTTTTACAGTTTTTCATTAAAATGATATAATATAATAATACATACCAATATATATTATTTAGTCTAATAGTGTTAGCTAACTGTAAAATTAACTGTAAATTTATTTTCAAAAATACAGTTAATTTAAGCTAACTTTCACTTTATTATTTCCGAAAAACACTAGTGACATCATCTTCCCATGCCTTAAAATAAGTATTTATATAAACTACATATCCTTTACTATCTACTTTTGTTGAGAACCCTTTCGCTGTCATTTCTTCAAAAAATGTTTTCTTTTTCACTCTTAATCGTTCATTTTTTGTACAATACAAGTCATATTCTCTAAATAATTCAGAACGTGGCATATCGTGCCCTTCCACTCTTGTCAAACAATCCTTCACAAAAGCATATACACTATCGCTTTCTTTATGTATATTTTCTCTCACCTTTTTGCTATTTTCACTTTCATACACGTCATTCTGCCCTAGCACCTTTTTAAGCCCTGTTGTTGCCATACATATCCAAAAATCCAACTCATTCAACATTTTTTCTTTCAAATAAATATCTTTCTGCTGTGGTTTTTTATTCATTTCAACCACTCTCAAACGCCTTTTAAAACCTTCAGATTTATCATCGACATAAGGAAATCTATTTGCACTAAAAAGCATTTTGGCGTATGGTCTAAAAGTGAAGCTATCTTTGCCCTTAAATTCCGCTTGTATGACATCACTACCTATAATTTTTTTCAATTCTGCATCATCATCTATAGTAATTTTGGAAATATCCGCACAAGTATTACACAATTTAAAAAGTAATTGCGATGAAAAGAAGCGTTGCGTGAGTTTTTCCATAGACAAACTTGAAATATTTTGCTCTCCTATCACCGCATGAAACATATCTATTAGTACACTTTTCCCATTTGCTCCTTCACCTTTTAGCAATAAAAATATTTGATACGCTGTACTATGTGTCATACAGATACCCATATACTGGAAAATTGTATCAATATCTGGCACATCAAGGGAAGTTTTAAGAAAGTGTTGAGAATGTGGATATTTATGCAAATCTTGTTTATAAATCTGTTTAAAATCGTGCGGTATCTGGTTCATAGAATAATATTTCGGGTCGTGAGGCAATAACTCCATATTTTCAACATTAAGCATACCATTTTTAAAATTTATCCAACTACTAGGATATTTATTGACATCTGCATAACTCTTTTGTATACAAGACTGCATAGCAATCAAGTTGTAAATTCTGTTTATCGTATGAGAATTTTGAAACTCTTTATAAATCAAACTTTGTATGATATTTTTGATGAAATTTCCGTCATTATCTACACGATACGCACCATTTTGATACAAATACATCACACCTCTAACGCATATAATGTATTCTGTCTGTATAATATGTTCTGCAATTTCGGCATCAAACACGCCCGTTATCTGTCCCTTACCATTAAACTTATGAAATCTGTCAAGAAAGCGTTCGTTTTCCGCATTTTCCGCTTCATTTGACTGCATTTCGGGCGGGTTTTCTGCATTTTTGGGTAATTTTTGCTCGTTTTCGGGCGGATTTTGTTCATTTTGGGCTTGATTTTGTTCGGTTTGATGGGTATTTGATGGTGTTTCTACCTTATTAATGGTGTTATTTTGTATAGCGGTAGGGTCGTAAAAAATATTACAATCGTCTATGGCTTTTGTAATGGTCATATCGCCGTAAGTTTGCAAGCCGTGTCTTTCGTCCCACTTGTCACGCATCAAGCCACTTGCACGAAACATTCTGTCCATCTGGTC